TTGGTCAAAAGATCCATCCACTCAAGTTGGAGCAGTAATAGTAGATGATAAAAATAGAATAGTTTCATTGGGGTTTAATGGTTTTCCCAAAAATATTAAAGATGACATTAGGTTAGATAACAGGCAAATGAAGTATAATATAGTAGTTCACGCAGAGTGTAACGCTATTATGTTTGCTAACAAAAATCTAGAAAATTGCACAATATATACGCACCCATTTCAGCCATGCTCAAAGTGTGCTGGAATGATCATTCAGTCTGGAATCAAAAGGGTGGTCACTCTGCCACTATCTAAAGAACATTCAAGATGGTCAGAAGACTTTGATATAGCTAAAAATCTATTATTGGAATCTAACACTGAGTTAACATACATAACACAACATGGATGACAATAAAGAAAATATTCGTATGCTTGTTGAGGAAGCTATTAAATATCACAAGATTGATTTCTTAGTGACATTAATAGCAAAGTTTCAATCCGAATATATAGACATAGCAAAGTTAGCTACTGAAGATCAGTACCAAATAAGCTGGACACACAAACAGGTTTTAGATTTTATCACTTACGAAATGTAGGCATTGCAAGTTTTTCTAACGCGGGCTATAATAAAAAGGAGACTATATGACAGTTTTGGAAATGGCAGAGGCTCACCTTAACACGGTAGCTAAAGCAATTGTTGATTTGCAAAATCAAAAGAATGCTATTGAACAAGAGATCAATAAGCTAAATGAATATCTACAGTTAGGTCGAGATGAAGTTACTAAAGCTAGATCTAATGTAGTAAAATCGGTCGAGTAAAAGAAATCATTTTTAGGAGATTAAGCCATGAAGTTTAGTGAATTTTACAATCGTTTGGACAACATTGCCTTTGCATACCATTGGAATGTTGATAATCATAATAGGCTGGTAGCCACAATTCAAAGTGGCCCAGCGAGAGGTTTTACTCTAAATCCAATTACAGCACTTGCTCACAAGTCTGGGTTGGGCTTCTTTAGAAACACTAGAGAAGATACAGAGTTTGCTGCAAGCCTTCTTGGAATTTCAAGAAAGCTAGCAAGAAATATTTATAGTGCCACGCTTGGCACATATAATCGTGGAAATACGCAGGTTGTTCGTGGTAGAATTCGTAACGCACTGGAGGTATGATAGCATGAATATTAATACTTGGCTAGGATGTGGAAGACTAACAAAGGATGCAGAATTTAGCGTAACACAGAAGGGTACTTCTATGGCTAAGTTTCGCATGGCTGTTAATGATCGACGTAATGATGACACCCTATATCTCAACGTTCTTTGTTTCGGCAAGATGGCTGAAGCACTTAAGGACCATTTGAGCAAGGGTAGACTAGTTGGTGTACAAGGTAAGATCAAGATTGATGATTACCAAGATAAGGAAGGCAATCAAAGGAATTCTGTCTGCGTAATGGCTGATGAAATTTCTCTTGGGCCGTCTGGTGGCACTACACAGGACATTAAAGAAACAGTTGCCTGAATCTGACTAGTTACCTTTCAATTGAAGTGGCCCGATAAGCAATTTGGCGTATCGGGCCATTTCTTTTGAAGTCTACGCCTTGACTAAGACGATAACAGTGGTATAATGAACGTAAAGGAGATAAGCTATGAATCCACAACCGTCAGAAACCGCTGGTGCAGTTTGGGCAATTATTTTTGTGCTTGGTATCGCATTCTTTGCACTCAAAGCTTTTCTTGAAGGTGAGAAGCACACAGTTCCTAACGATTTATTTACATTGGGTTATATCGAAAACAATACACCAACTCCAACTATTTATAACACAACAAATAATACTAACAATGTCCATAAAACTATCAACACAACAAAAAACAATACAATTACAAAGTTGCAGTTAGATTGTATTGATACCCTTGTTGCAGTTGGATATAAAAAGACTATTGCTAGGAAAATGGTACTTGATTATTTCAAGAATAATACAGCTAAAAGTGTACACGAATTCATATCGGACATTATGAAGAAATGAACATTATAGACCAATCATTTGACATAGCGTTATCTTTACTACCAAAAGCTAAACAGGCTAGAAGTACAAAAAATAAATTCTTTCACTTTGCCTTTGGATTCAGAAAGAACAAGCTATTAGCTATAGGGCAAAACAATCCAGAAAAAACTCATACTCAAGCGTTGCTGTTGTCTAAAAGATTCAATCTTGATACAGATTATCCATATTTCCACGCAGAGACAGATTTGATATCTAGGCTGTGGGGAAAGTATTATATAGATGGCAGCATGAAAATGGTAATAGTAAGGCTTAATAAGAGGGGCCAATTGCGTTGTAGTAAACCGTGCGAAAAGTGTGATCAAATTATTAGATCTTTAGGCATTAACAAGGTTTGGTGGAGTATAGATAATGGATTCAATCAATAATCTTAAAGGTATGCGTACCTATCTCATAGGAGCTATGGACAGGGTTAAAGACGGTGGGATACAGTGGAGGCAAAGAATTACTCCACATCTTAAGCAAATGAACATAAAAGTTCTTGATCCATGCGATCAACCAATTCATTCAACCAAACAGGAAGAGGAATCTAGACAGTGGATAGACCACTATAAAGAAACGGGCCAATATAGCAAAATAAGAAAAACGTATGGATCAATACGTAATGCGGACTTGCGATGCGTAGACGTTTCAGATTTCTTAATAGCACACATTGATCTAGATGTTCATGCCTGTGGAACATACGAAGAGATAGTAACTGCTAATGGGCAAAAGAAGCCAATACTAATATGGTGCGAACAAGGCAAGAACAAAGCTCCTAATTGGTTATTTTTCATGTTAGATCATGAACAAATATTTGGATCAATGCAAGAAATTATTGACTATTTGCAACATATCAACACCGTTGAGGACAAGACAAAACTAAAGAGATGGTTCTTTTTTAAGGAATTATGATGCATTTTAATAACGTAACGCTAGTAACCGTATTGGGATTGCCAGAACACGCATACCAAACAGCAGTGGCTTTAAAAAGATGTCTAAGTCAAGCCAGCTTTCAGGATGTCAAGATTATTTCATGTATAGACATACCACAATGCGACATCCCGATTATTAAAATACCAACAACAACTAGAGAATCTTACAGTGAATTTTTAGTTCATGGCCTGAAAGATTATATTGATACTGAGTTTTGTTTAACTTTTCAACAGGACGGTTTTATAATCAATACTCAATTCTGGACAGATGAATTTTTAAACTATGACTATATTGGTGCGCCTTGGTTAATGTCAGGATTTGATTTGCAAAATATGAAGCAGAACAAGCCATTCAATTTAGTTGGTAATGGTGGATTTTCCCTAAGAAGCAAAAAATACTTGCAAGATGCATCAACTATTAAGTATAATCCTAGAGTAAAATTCCAAACACATATAGAAGCTGGAGAATTAGCGACTCCAGAGGATTGGTTTATTTGCTCATATAATTATGTTAAGACTTTGGAAATGGGAATTAAGTACCCAAGCGTAAAGCTTGCTTATAGATTTTCCATTGAGCATCCATCTGTAAGTAAACCTTTTGATAGAAATAAACTAGAAACTTATCAATCTTTTGGCTTTCACGGATCTTTTAATGTCGCAGCCATGAAAACGCTAGAAAAGGAATTAAAATGAACATAGTTGCTCCAATAAATCAATTAGGATATGGCGTTGCATCTCTAAATATTGTAAAGCACATGGCAGCTAAAAGAAAAACATCTTTATGGTGCTTGGGACAGCCACAAGTAACAAACCAAGAAGATGCCAATATTATATCTCAGTGCCTTAAGAATGCAAGCTTTCTGGATTTTAACGCTCCTTGTATTAAGATATGGCACCAACATGATATGTCTCAGTTCGCAGGCAAAGGACGTAGAATTGGGTTTCCAATCTTTGAATTAGATGAGTTTAGCGAACTAGAAAAACATCATCTAAATTCCCTAGATAGTCTCTTTGTGTGTTCACAGTGGGCTAAAAATGTAGCTATTAATAACTTAAAGTTATCCCCAGAGAACATTCATATTATACCGCTTGGTGTTGACAATGAAATTTTTACAGCCCAAAATAACCAACAATCTAACAAAACCATATTCTTTAACTGTGGCAAGTGGGAAATTAGGAAGGGTCATGACGTTATACCGGAGATATTCTCTAGTGCTTTTAATGAAGATGACGATGTAGAATTATGGATGATGTGCCAAAACCCATTCTTAAAGCCAGAAGAAGAAACCGCTTGGAGAAATCTATATCTAAAAACCAAGCTAGGTAGTAAAATTAGGTTTATAGACAGAGTTAATACCCAAAAAGAAGTGTATAATATAATGTGCCAAACCGATTGCGGGCTATTTCCAGCAAGAGCAGAGGGATGGAATCTGGAGTTATTGGAAATGATGGCTTGCGGAAAATATACAATAGCCACAAATTGTGCTGCTCATACAGAGTTTTGTAACGACGCAAATTGTCGCCTAATAGATATTAATAGTTACGAAACGGCATATGATGGGCAGTGGTTTCATGGTACTCATGGGAAATGGGCAAAGCTTGGCAAAGATCAAATAGACCAAGCCGTAGAGCATTGTAGAGCTATCCATTCGCTTAAACAGGGCGGTTTAGATCAAAACAAGGCTGGAATTGAAACGGCGAAAACCTTTACTTGGGATAACTCCACAAACCACATACTATCACATGTTTGATTTTCTATTCAAAAAAAATATTCCAGCAATATCTGAAGAGCCACAAGAACAAGAAATTGATAGCAATGTTCTTGCATCTATCACATATCATATTTTAGACGATGAGCATAGAACACCAATGATAGACATTGGCTTAAGTGACTACGATTCAAAATCTATCAATGCGCTATGTAAAATACTAGATATATTAAGCCAAGATTCCAGCTATTTAGAAACCATAGAGATGGTAAAAAATGGCCTTATAAAAGAGGGCCAAGAAGAAGCACTAATCAAAATTTTTACACATATTAGTGAACAGGCTGGTAAAAAAATAATACGCAGTAGTAAGGAGAGTATGAAGGACGAACCTTGTATCAAGCCTTCCGATATGCTAAGATAGCAAAGGAGTCTGCTGTGAAGAAAAAACTGAAGATTGGCTGGCAAAAGTACGAAGATCTTATAGAGCAACAGATGTCATCTCCATTGATTGGAACATTAATGGAAAACATTATGAGCCAAATGATGGAAGCTATACCAATAGATGAAAGTGAAGATGAAGATGAAGATGAAGTAGGAAAAGTTCAAGTTCCAATGCCAGCACCGATGATGATACCAATGTCTCAACAGTTAATAGAGGATATCTCAATGTTATCCAATTATGACTGCTGGATTGGTCATACTAATTTCGACATTACCAATAGAATCAAAGAAACCCTTAATTCAATTGATGGTGTTGAGATACTAAAAATCTGTAGCAGATATAGGTTTTTTATAGGTATTGGTCAGATGTTTAATTTTGCGGAAGTAAGGAAAAGTATTGAAAACGAACTAATTAGTAAAAAGGAAACACAAAATGATAGAGGAAAAGATTGATGTTAAGATTGAAAAGGCTCTACAGAACAAAGACATAACTAACATTATGCACAAGGCGGCTAAGAGGTTTAGAAACCAATTAGATAAGGACACAATATATACTTGTCAAATCAATGCTTTGTGGAAGGCTTTTCTCAATTTTAAGCCAGAAAAGAACACTAAATTCACAACCTATTTGTTCAACGGGGTGTTTATTGAGTGCCTTAAAGAGATCAAATTCAAGAATAAGTCAAACAGGTGCAAGCACAAGTTGCATGACAATATTGCTGAAAATAATGAGCGATATTTGATGGTAGATATTCTTGATGAAATCACTAATGAAGAAGATAGGCAGCTATTATTGGATAAGATTAGTAATATGACCATCCAAGAAATGGCAAACAAAAGGAACATTAGCAGAGAAACTGTAAGGAAGAAGCTGAAAAAGTTGACCAAAAACTTCCAGCGAAAATTCCTTTAAAGTGTATAATTTATTAGGACTAGGACTTTTTACAGGATGCGGACTAACCATTTCAATTAATTTTACGGAGAAGATATAATGGCAAGTACAACTGTAAACGGTTCTGGAACAAGAAACAACGGTGGAACAATAGTCAATGCTGGCAATGTAGCCCTCAACGGTCCCGTTACAAAAGTAATCGGTTTAAATGAGCTTCACGCCAATGCAGACTATGGTTCTAAAGTCGTAGCTAATGATGGTACTGGTGGCTCCACAAGTGATCCTTGGGGCGTTACTAAGGCTCTTTCAAGTGGCACTTTGGCCTATTTTCCAAATGCCGCTGCTGGCGAAAGAAACTTCATTGTGAAGTGCGCTGGTGACAGTGCAGCTAAGATTAACAATGTAGCAACAGATATGCTCAACGTTCCCGGTGCTGAGTATGACGGTGTTGATCGTTCTTCTATTCACAAGCTAGTTAAGACTCGTAGAATTGGCTCTTACGCCGATACTGCGATTAATATGCTAGCAAGACCATCCACACAGGTCGTTCCCGGCAGAACAAAGGGTACTGGCGCTGGAAGTGCAAGCAATTTCGTTCAGATGGACGGCTCAACAGCCGCATCAGATGACGCTGCTACACCAACCAGATCAGTTCCCGGTGAGCTTACATACATGTTTGGATCAGTTGTTCCACTCAATGTTGATTATAAGGCCAGAGACAGCTACGAAGCTTAATTTTCAATTAGCACTTATTTGGGATAGACGCTCTATTCGGGGCGTCTATCTTCAAATATCACAAGGAGTCAAGAATGCTAGATCGCTTGCTAAAAGTAGATCCAGAATTGTTAACGTTTCTTGTTAGTATTTTGGGTGCTGTTGGAACATTTCTAAGCTTAGTGTGGGTGAAATTAATAAAACCCGTAATAAAAGTAGTACATACGCACGAACAAGTTGTGCATTCTATGGATGTTATTCGTAAAGAATTAACAACCAATGGTGGCAACAGCATAAAAGACGCAATAATTGATTTACGAACCACATGTCACAGGATGGAAACACGCCAAAAAGTAATAGAACAACGCACAAAAGCATCATTACACTATAGTCAAGCCGCCCTATTTGAAACAGACAACGAGGGGCGTTTGGTATGGAGCAATGTTAACTTTTGTGAATTTATGAAAGATATATCCTCAAATTTAGAGGGTTACGATTGGTTGAATTGTATAGACGAAGAAGACAGAGAAGATCTTTTACAAGAATTCAAATCTTGCCTACATCTTAATCGCAAATTCGTCAGAATAACCAAAATGCAGAACGGTACGGTGATAAGGATGACAGGATATCCATATAGGATAAATGAAGAAAAGCAAGATGGGTTTTTAGTTAGCGTTTCAGAACAAAAAGAGGTATAACTATGTCAGCCAATTATTCGCTAGATAAGAAAGATGTTCTTAATTTAGTAAAGAATGCAGTTTTAGTCGGTGTAGCAGCTATTCTCACCTATGTTGGTGAAAATTTATCTTCACTAGATTTAGGTGCTAATGGTGTGCTATTAGTTCCTGTCGTTTCAATTGTTATCGACAGTGTAGTTAAGTGGGCTAGGGGCAATGTAACACAGGAAGTAATGTAATGTTTAAGACACCCAATGAGCTATTAAAAGCTTACAAAGACGGTTTCAATGGCTCTTGGTGCGATCCAGAGGATGTGGCAAAACTCTTAGGGGAATTGCCACATCCATTATTTGGAGCCGCAGCATATGGGCTATTTGGTACTGGTGAGGGTAAAGTCGCCCTTCCATTCAAAAATCTATTAAAATTCGACCCAAAGTTTGGACCCTCAGAACGACAAGTTCAGGGGGATTGTGTTTCCCATGCAACACGTAATAGTGTAGACGTTACACGTAGTTGCGAAATAGTCGGTGGTCAGCGAGAAGATTTCGTTGCCCGTGGAGCAACAGAAGCAATTTATGGTTCTCGCGGACACGGCGGCGAAGGTATGAGTTGCTCTGGTGCTGCTAGGTTTGTTCATCAAACCGGTGGTATTTTACTACGTAAGCAATACAATAAGTACGATTTATCAGAATATAGTGCTATTGGTGGGTCTTGGGGTAGGGGTGGAGTTCCAGACGATTTAGTAAAAGAAGCCGCAAAGCACCAAGTTAAAACCATCAGTTTAATTAACACTGTTGCTCAAGCAAGAGATGCTTTGGCGAATGGTTATGCTATTAGTGTGTGTAGTAATGCTGGGTTTAGTTCTCGCAGAGATAAATATGGCATAGCAAAAAGAAGCGGATCTTGGGGCCATGCGATGGCTTGGGTGGGAATGGACGATTCTCACGAAGTACATAATGAAACACTATTTTTGGTCCAAAATTCTTGGGGCATGTGGAATGGCGGTGAAAAACGCCTTGACCAACCAGATGGAAGTTTTTGGATTAGACAAAGCGATGCTGAAGATATGCTCTCGCAAAATGGTTCATGGGTATTTAGTGATGTGGATGGATTCCCACCACGAAAGGTTGATTGGACCATTGACGAGGTATTTTAAGTGGCATCACATTATCAGAGTATGTTATTAAGGAGAGGCGAGCTAGCAGAACTAGACGCTTCTAATCCTATTCTGGCTTCTGGTGAGCCAGCGTTTGCTGTAGACACAAACACATTAAAAATTGGCAATGGATCAGACGCATGGCAAGATTTAGATAAATTTCTAACAAGTAGAGATGTTAAAAAATCTATAGTCAACGTAACCGTCCCAAGCATTGCCATAAATCAATCAGTTACACTAATTGTTGATTTTGATGGTGTTAATCTAAATGATAAATACGCCGTCTTTGTTTCTCCAGACCAAGAACTACCTAGTGGCTTAGTTATTGGTTATGCTTTCATTAGCAGCGAAAACGAAGTATCTATTCAAATAAGAAATACTTCAATAGATTATGTTGACGGTGGACCTAACGATAATTCTGGAAATGCGCAAACATCTTCGCCACTTAGCAATGTGAAGTTCTATATCGTTGCGCACCTTGTAGCGTCCACCACCACGACCACAACTACAACAACAACTCTCCCGCCAGTATCAAATTCGGTCTTTGGTTTTGGTTACAATGAATTTGGTCAACTGGGCATCAATAATAACATTAGCAAAAATGAGCCAGAACAAATTTATGGAAATCATATTTGGAAAAACTTATCTGCTGGACATTACCACAGTTTAGGCGTCGATATTGATGATGATCTATATGCTTTTGGTTACAACTATTACGGTCAACTTGGTCTTGGGAATTCTGGAGCAAGTACCAATAGAATAATACCAACTAAAGTATCAATTAACTATATAGGAAACAATGTATGCAGTTCTGGAGCAAAGTGGACAAAAGTTTCTGCTGGTGCATATCATTCTTTAGGAATAGATTCTGGAAACAAACTTTTCGCTTTTGGTTCCAACGCTTATGGTAGCTTGGGTCTTGGTGATTTAAACGCTCGCATAAAACCAATTATGGTTGGTGAAGATATAAATTATTTACGATTATCCAGTGATGAATTCTTTGAAAATAATTGGAATACCCATGCTGATATGTCTATCATAAATGGAGATTATGTTTTATCTGGCATAAAAAAAGATTACACTGGCGATTCTAAATACGTACTACCAAAAGGAAAATATGTAATTAATGGTATAACACAGGACCACCCCATTGCAATACTTAACACTGATTTATCTAATGTAGCCGCCCCAATATTCAAAAATAATTTAATAGCTTATTCTGGGGATTATTTTGCTGCATCATCTATAGTACTTGGAACAGCCGGAGATGGTACGTATGATTTTTATTATGGATCTATTTACATAGATGTTAGTGGAGATTATGGCAGTGTAAGCTGGTATGCTTTGCATAGACATCCAGATATAATAACTCCTGTATATTTCTCTGGATCATACATGGGCGGTGAAAATTCTTTGAATTATAAAGACCCAAATGCTGGCTGGCAAGATATTTCTGCTGGTAATTATCACTCATTGGGTATTAAAAATGGAGAACTATACTCTTTCGGCCACAACACATTTGGTCAATTAGGCAATAGCAGCAATGAGCATAGTGTATCGCCAGTAAAAGTTGGCACTAAGTCAGATTGGGTAAAAGTTAAGGCTGGCAACTATCATTCATTAGCGCTGGATAGTTCTGGAGCTTTGTGGTCATTTGGCGCTAATAATTATGGACAACTTGGGCTTGGCGACAATATTAATCGCAACATCCCAACCAAAGTTAGTGGAGTATGGCAAGCTTTTGAAGATTTTAATTTTAGCAACTTATCATCTTCAAGCTCTGTAGGATTTGATGACGAGAAATTCGTTTTCAACTATTCAGCAAATAAACAATACAATTATGAGGATAGATATTTACTATCTAATGGTACATATGTCATTAGCGGAGTACCTAGCGGATTGCCAATTGCTATATTAAATGATGGAAAACAAAACCTTATAAGTTACTCTGGCATAAATTATCACGGCTCAAAAACAGTAACAGGCACCACAAATAATGGAACATATAATTTTTATTGGGGTAACGTTACTGTAAAAGTTAGCGGGGATTTTGAAAAAGTTAGCACATACACCTATAACAGTGGATATATGGGTGGAGAAAATGTATTCTATTACAATAGAACATTAAATTCTTGGAGTGACATGTCTGCCGGTGTAGACTATTCCATAGCTCTTGATTCAAGTAATAAACTGTGGGCGTTTGGCAAAAATGATCACGGGCAGTTGGGGCTTGGTGACGATTCTCCACGTAGACTCCCAGCAAAATTACCACTATCTAATTGGCAAAGCGTAGATGCTGGCGCACATCATGCTCTAGTTGTTAATTCAAGTAAAGAGCTTTGGTCATTTGGTAAAAATAATAATGGTCAGCTAGGACTAGGTGATAATGCAGATAGATATGAACCAACAAAAGTAAATAGCGAAATACGCTGGGCTACACCAATTGCTGGTGGTAATCATTCTTTAGTCACAGTATTTTCATATTATCCATCATCCCCAACAAACATTGTGGTTAAAAATGGCTCCCAAGTTTCAGCCGCAGGATCAAACGAAATAGAAGTATCTTGGACTCTTAATACGTCTGAAGAAGAAGGCGTTTTAAACTATGTCATAGAATTTTCAACAAATGGCGGCTTAACTTGGAACACAGTAACAAAGCCGACATCTATTAATAAGTCATATGTTGTCAAAAACCTAGTTAATAACACCACTAACTATATTTTCAGGGTTGCTGCCATTAATTACATTGGTAGAGGGGCATTTAGTGTTAATAGTAATACCATTACTGCTGTAGAAGTTGTGGACAACGATTTCTGTAATGTGGTATTCATGTCGCACTTTGATGGAAATAATGATTCTCTATCATTCTCTGACTTGTCAAAATATAATTGGACACCAACGAGAGAAGGAATGGTAAAAATATCTACTAATGAAAGTCAATTTGGTGGAGCGAGTGCGGTATTCAATGGTATTGCAGGATTAACATTTGGAAGTGGCGTTGAATTTAATATGTCTGGAAATTTCACAATAGAATGCTTCTTTAGGCCCACATCATACAACTTTGTTAATCCTCAAGCCCTATTGCATGGCGATAAACTATTATCTACAAATAATGCAGAAAATGGCTGGGGGATCTATTCAGACAAGGGAGTGATTAGCGTTACCCATAAAGTTAATGGAGCAACCGCAGAAATATTAAGATCCAATATTACTCTCCCGCTACACAGTTGGAGCCATGTTGCTTGGGTGAGAAGTGGCCTTACGAACTCTCTATATATTAATGGAACTAGACGTTCTCAATCTACATCGTCCAACCCAGCCCCAACATATCACGATACCAAGCTAGATATTGGAACAAGAATTAGTACGCTTAGTCTAGACCATAGAAATATTTATGGGTATATAGATGAGGCTAGAGTCAGCAAGGTGGCTAGATACACTACCACAAATTACGTTGTACCAACCAGATCATTTGGTGTAAATACTTGTAGTTAACACCCACATATTAGGAGCTTGAAATGAGTAGCGCAAAATACCCCAAAATACAATTTAGACGCGCCACAGAAGCTGAATTTATGTCAGCCGGAACAGTTTTAGCATCTGGCGAACCCGGATGGGCCACAGATTCTAAAGTGCTAAAAGTTGGAAATGGCACATCAACTTGGGCGTCATTAAGTGGCGTTGGTAGTGCTGGTGGCACCACGGCAAACATGGTACTAAGTACAACAGCTAACATTGCTGGAGCTTCCGGCATAACAAACATCGTTCAAATAAGCCAAGCTAATTTTAATGCTCTTGGGTCATACAGTCCAAACACCGCATATCTAATTGTAGGTTAAAATGCCCATTAAATTTGGAAATGTTGGCATTAGCGGTATAGTTTGCACTAATGCTAGCTCTATTCTGGCAGATATTTCTGGCGTTGCTATTACAAATAGCCTTGGTCAGCTTGTAGGAACTATTACCTTACCCAGAAATTTCACTAAACTAAAGTCAGAAGGTTCCAGAATTGTTGGTTTTAATATCACTGGTATTAGAGACGATTTACTAGTACCTTTTACTAAAAGTACATCTGGCGAAGATCTAACGTTTAATAGATCAGACATTATTGATTTTGTCTCTTACGAACCAGACGGATTAGTGATTGAGAGCAACGAGTATTCAATAGATTTAGATTCTAATGAGCCAGTTAATTTTAAGTTCTACTATCCGTTCAATCAAGACAAATTTGCTCCAGATAAAACACTAATCGCTTCTAACATTTCCTCACTGCTATATTTCCTACAGCAACAAGACGCAGATGCATCTTCCACAATACAAAACGCTTTCAACTTCAATATTAATGATTTTATTAGCCCAAGCGGCGATGATATTTCTATAGCATCTGGATCAGTCACTCAAGCTATAGAAGCTAGTAAAAGAATTTCTGTTCTTGTTCAAGCAACGACTTCTTCAGTTCAGGGCGTTAGCGAGCTAGATTGTTTTCAGGCTTTAGCTACCAACGTTGCATCAGAAACAACAGCTAGGTCTGGCGTTCAAACATTCTTTGAAGAAAAATCATCTGGCATTATTCTTTCTACTATAGCAAGTGCATCTGGCCTAGCTAGTATAGATGAACTACCGCAGGAAATTATTAATCAGACAATTAACCTTGCAGATAACATTAACTATATATCTAACAAAGATATTGAAAACTACGATAGAGGAAATGAAATTTCTTCATTGGTTTTAGTACAAAATTTACTACAACAGGGCATTGATCTAAAAGATAGTAACACGACGGTCGCAAGCACCATTAGTCAACAGGTTGAAACTATAGCTAGTGGCATACTTGGCGAAAATTATGTGCAGAGTTGTGACATAGTAATTTCTGATGGTAATTCTACCACAACTACAACATCGACTACCACTAGCACAACGACAACAGAGCCAACAACAACCACCACAACGACTGCTGAACCAACTACCACAACTACCACAGAAGCTCCAACGACCACAACCACCACAACAACCACCACAACAACAACAACAACAGCCGAACCGACAACCACCACAACGACTGCCGCTCCCGCGACAATCAATGAAGTTGTAATAACAAGTGTGCCAGCTAGTTTTAGCAACGTTATGGGCTATCCATCAGAATATTCTTTGGTAGGCCAGCATTTTTGCAGAACGAATAATTCGAATAATTGGTTTAACAGAGGAGTTATAGCACTGATGAATCCTCCTTGGTTTGGAGATGCCTGCACATGCGGCGATAATCCTAATGATTGTATATTCAGTGGAGAACATAGTTTTGTTTTTACGTCGTGGCCGCACTGGCAGACCGGAGAACCAGACTCGTGGACTGGCTGGCTTTTTTATCTCGGCAACGCTCCCGTTGTGTTCAATAACAGTCAAGACTCGACAAACGTGCCGACAACCGGTTGGAAAGATAGTTCTGATGGGATTGGAAATCCAAATGCAAGTGCGTCCTCTTTTAGTTTGACGGCATCGGGAAGTCCGACAACCACCACAACAACCGCCGCCCCGACAACCACAACCACAACCACCACAACAACCGCTGAACCAACAACCACTACTACAACAACTGCCGCTCCCGGAGGAGAAACACTCACAGTAAGCGGACTAACAGGAGAACAGTCTGGAGCTAATGGAGTTTATGTACAAGCGGGAACATATAATGGAAAGCCGTATTATGCGAAGGGCAGTTATGTTCAAACAACATATGAGCCTTTTGTGAATGGCGAGTATATTATCATTTGGGGAGCCTTCGGGCCATTGTGGAACTGGTACAACAATGAAACAGGATCTCCAATCGCAACAAATACGAGTAATACCTCAACCCCACCAACAACAGACAATCCCGGAACGGATTATTGGTGTTGCCCAGATGGAGATCTTATTGTTACCTCTGGTGGTAGCGCAACAACAACTACCACAACAACAACGGCAGAGCCAACTACCACCACCACAACAGTCGCCCCCACAACCACCACCACTACCACAACTACAACAGCAGAACCAACAACCACAACAACTACAACAACAACAGCTTCTCCCGGTGAAGATCCATATTATCAAAAAGTTGAGCTATTAGCGCATTTTGATTCTGATAATATGAATGGAAGCAATCCAAAAGATAATTCTATTGCTAATAGACAAATATACATGAACAAAGGCATTATTACAACGTCAGATCATAGCCCAATAGATCCAAATGGTAGCGTCTATTATACTTATGGTGGTAGTTCTCCATTCCCATTAATGGCTTATGGAGCCGGTCTTAATGCTGGAACTGGAGATTATACTCTTGAATTCTGGTGGAAGATTATAGATGGAGCAGGATTTCTAACCCACAAAACAGAAGGAAATGCTCCGGGAGATCATTGGTTACGAGTTGTAAATAATATAAATGGATCTAAAGCTATTAGTTGCCAATATTTAAATCCATCACCATACCAACTAGATACTATTTGGTCTGTATCTATACAGTCTATTGTTAATCAATGGGCGCATGTTGCCATTAGTAGAACATCTGGTCAAACAAAAGTTTTCATTAATGGCCAACAGGCTACTCTTGGTATAAGTAATTCAGAAAACCCATTCAGCTTAACGGCGTCTTCTGCGACAGACTCATCTGTAATGGATTTTCCATCAACTAATTATGGTGGCAATGATCACATTGCAATGGTTTTCTTTATTGAAGACGGATCTACTCCTATACAGGCTTATGTTGATGATTTAAGATATACTGTTGGAATTGGTAGATATAATGATAGTTTTACAGCGCCAACATTGCCTTTTGCAAATAGTGGACCAATCATTGCTCCAAATGCACCAACTAATTTATCAGCAACCGCTGGAAATCAACAAGTTTCACTTTCTTGGACTGCCCCATTAAGAAATGGTGGAGCTAGCATAACAGATTATGCAGTTCAATACTCAAGTGATAATGGTAACACATGGACAACATTTAGTGATGGAACTAGTTCAAGTACTTCAGCTACAGTTACTGGATTAACAAATGCTACAGCTTACAAGTTCAGGGTAGCAGCAATTAATTCTGCCGGAACTGGTCAATATACATCCGCAGTAGATGCTGTGCCAAATGAAGCAATAACAATTACAACTCAACCACTAAATGATTATGGAACAACTGGTAGTCAGAATGTAACCCTAAGTGTTACAGCGTCTGGTGGCGGTGGAAGCTTGGTATATCAATGGCAGTATTTCGGACCAAATTACGACATTGGCGAATACGACTACCTCTGGCGCAACATCCCCGGAGCAACCTCGTCTTCGTACACGACCAATGGCAACACAATGTCAGGCTCCAATTTGCTCAGTTATGATTTTTATTACGCTGGAAGTGCAAAACTTCGTTGCGCTATTTCTCCAGCTAGCGGTGGCTCGCCAACATACACAGATATTGTACGCTTTCTTCAGTTGGACATTCTTCACTCTCCATATATTTACTGGGAAGGCAATCAGGGCAATTATCCCAATTATGGACAACCACAGACATTTGTCCCTGCTAGCGGAGAAAATCTGATACTCAACTTATCCGATTACGGAATGTCAAGTCCAGACGTATCTTGGTACACAGGCAATGATAAAACCATTAAAGTACAAGTTGCTACCACTGGACATACAGACAGTGCCGATTGGACTGATTTGTACACAGTTGACCAACGCCAGTATTTATACTTATATGGTCATGCAATTACGCCATCCACAGGCACAAAATATTACCGTGCCATCGTCGTTCATAAATGGCCCTACACGGTCAACAACAGCACACAATCCGCTACATACGCAACGCCATATACTTGGCCGCGTTATGCGTATGATGTAGTACAAGTTACATGGCCATAAACAAGGAATAAAACATGACATTAAATACTCCACTAACATTGACAATAAACAACGAACAAATCGAAGTATCAAGCCTAGACGTTCTAATCATGGATCATGAATCTAAAAAAATAGCTTTGGCTAGATTGGGTCCAGCTTTTATGCCACTAATTTTATGGCGTGGCGATGATTATGATGCCGCTGGCGATTATACTCAAGCTCAAGTAGAAACAAGAATACTAGAATTATTGGGAAATAACCCGCAAGAAAAACTACAATCTTTAGTTATACAAGGATAAAACAATGGCATCAATCCAGATAACATCAACTAATTATAACGGGCAAGTAGCACAGGTTACTTTTTATTCTGTGAACGCCCCCAATACACCCGTTAATTTAGGCCCACAAACACTTCCTTATTCTAGAAGTGGCGACGATGTTTATGGAAGCTATGAGTTGAACTTTACTGCTTATAATAAGGTTTGTTATGCTATTTTAAATGGTACAACCACAACAACCACAACAACCACAACGGCTGCACCGACAACAACAACAACAACAACAACAACAACAACAACGGCTGCACCGACAACCACTACCACCACAACAACTACTGCTGCTCCCGGAGTATCTGGATTCTCAGCTAATGGAAATGAATGGACAAGTGCTAATGGCACCTTTTGTCCCGCTGGAACTTATGATGGAGTAAGTTACTATACTGGCGGGGCTGGTTATTATATGTGGAGACAAGGCACATACTGGTACATCCATCAAACAGATGCCCCCGGCAATCTTTATTATTCGCCTTGGTTTGTTGAAACTGAGTCGCCTTCACCTACTCCACCGCTTACTGGGTGGAGCAATGGCGGTACTCTTACTCAAACAACTTGTGGCGGAACCACAACAACAACATCAACCACAACAACAACTGCACCCACTACCACCACAACTACCACCACTACAACAACTACCACAACAACCGCCGCACCAGAGGGCGATGCTTTTTGGGCAGATGTAAAACTACTACTACCACTGGACTCAGGATTTACAGACCTATCAACAACGAACACAACATTTAACTCTCTCGGAGGAGTATCAATAGACACTTCTACCAAGCAGTTTGGCGCAGGTTCCTTGCCGGTAGGTGGTTTTCCAGCGGGTTATGGAATAAGTAGCACAAACGCGCCAACAATCGGGGCGGGCGACTTCACCATTGAGTGGTGGCAGAACTTTGCTTCCGTAGGTAGTTCTAATGGCATGATAATGTCGTGGAACGCTCAGAATTTTAACACCGCATGGTTTCAAGTGCGAAGCACTGGCACGCAGTGGGCATTTGAAGCTACACGGTACGACAACATTGATGAGACATATCGCAACACGCAATTGTTGTTTGCGAATCCGTCTGGCTGGGCGCACATCGCTATTGTGCGACAAAGCGGTACGTGGCGCGTTTATGTCAACGGCACACAGGCGGCGAGCGCTGTTGAAAACTCAGCGGGCGAGTCGTTTTCAGGCGTCTCCGGCCCGCTGTCTTTCCCCGGCGGCGGTGTGGCGTTTGGTAGGTCATACGGGGGAAGTGGTGGCTCTTTTGCTCCATCTGGTTATATTGACGATATTAGATTGACTCTTGTGGCTAGATATCCTAATGGTACTACCTTTAATGTACCAACAAGTGCTAATCCAATAGGTTCTGGTTCAACAACCACTACAACAACCACAACGGCTGCGCCGACAACAACAACCACGACCACTACATCGGCTCCCGCTGGGTGCGACTCTACTACGGGGGTCTGCCTGTCTGTAACTGGAGGATACAGTCAGAGCGTGTTAAGCGTTGATAACAGCAGTAGCAACAAACCAGTGGTCAGTAGCGCTGCTCTTGGCGCTTGCGGCGTGGATGGCGTGTTAGCTCAACTCACAGTCAACACCACCGCAACAGGCACCGGAAACTTCTTGATAGTCGAACTGTCTTCACAAGGTGGCCCCATCGATATGTGGTGCGGTGATCCACCGGAGTCGCCGTATGGGGTGGTCATCGTCAAGAAAAACGGCAGCATCAATGGTGTAGATATGGGGAGTTGGGATTACAGCGGCGGTGGCAATGCGTATATCTCCTGCAAGAATGGCGACGTTATCACGGTAGAAGCCACAGTGCCGGGAATCAAGATTCCGGGGATATTAGCCTATGGTTATTTTCAGCCGGGGTACTACATCGGCTGTCCAGCGTTTATTGTCAGCGGCTCTTCTGATTCCACCATGAATGGAACCTATCGTGCGCAAGGGTCTGTTAATAATAGTAGTGGCTTGTGGTCCATTCCTGACAATGATGGGTACATTTTTTACAATAAAATCAATAACGACGGATCGGTTGACGCATCGCGTAGGATTCACTACTATCCGGGGCCAGATCAGTGGACCATCCTCAAGGACTACTGGACGATTGTTTATACCAGTACCACAAATCAAGGCAACTCCAGTCCTAATGCGGCCTTTGCAGCCAACGTACCAACAACCAACTGGTACGCTGGTGAAAACGTTGCTGACATTACCGTTGCTGCGGCTAGCTCATGCAGCGGATTTATTAAGTACTAACTCATTAAGAAATAAAACATGTCAACATCAGACGTAGTAATAAATATAGTCCCAAATAAAGATGAAGTTGCTAATAACAACGTTGTGGTAACTTGTCAAAAAACTGGTGCTTATAAAACCGTAGACAATACGGCCAATAAGAAGCCAGAAACAGTGCGGGCTATAGAATTAGATTATACTGACCGTTTTAATAAGAAACGTCCAAGTTTTGGTATAGTGCCAACAGTGGCCGCTTTACCAACAACAACAACCACAACCACAACAACTACCACAACAACGCCGGAACCAAACTGTGCTAATTCAATTGCCAGCGTTAGAATGATGGGATGGTATGCTGGTGATCGAATTCTTTCTCCCATTGGATATGCTCCATATGGACGAGAAACTTATGTCTATGGAGACGAAGTGGTTCGATATGAAACAGGTGTGTGGCTTTATATTAATGCTGGGGCAGAGATTGTTAGAGCATATAGTGATGCAGAACGGCCTTGGTTAGTAGATTGGCCTTCTCCTTATGCTGCTGAGAAAATTTGTGATCCTACGGTAACAACAACAACCACTACCACTACAACTACTACCCTTCCACCAAATCCATTTCTTTATGGCCTAGATGTTGATGGGAGCATATTCGAAATTGACGTAGTAAATAAATCATTTAATATGATAGATAGATCTCCAACTGAAACACGATTACCTTATAGACAATTAAATTCTAATGGTATATCGTATGACCCAGTAAGAGATCACATATTTTACTTTTCTAAAGTTACGGACGCCACTGGCGCAATTGATCCACTCTACACAGCTTTTTACCATGTAGACAACAAAGGCGTTAAGAGCTTGATGTTATCAACAACAAAATACGCAGGATCAATACCTCAATGTGCCGCTTATTACAATAATGCTCTATGGATATTTGATCCAACAAATCCCGGAATAATACACAAGTGGAATTTAAACTATTCAAGAGAAATTCCATTTTTGGGAAATGCAGATTTAACAGAGTACACCATAAATGTCAACTTTACATCAGAGATCAACCCGGAAGGCGAAAATCTATTAAATGAAGTAAACGACGTAGCTATCGATTTTAATACAGGCATAATGTATGGCGTTACAGTAGCTGTGAATGGTGGAATATTTTTCTCAATTAATCTTAACAATCCATCAAATACATTTACCGTTATACGAGAGTTTGACGGGCCTTCTAGTGAAACATTTTCCCCCGGTGGATATACTATTCCTCAATTAGCATTTAACACAAATTATAGCACACTATATTTTCACGTATATGACACTGGTGTGTGGTTCACAATAGACAAAACAAATGGAAATATAACACCTTTAAACTTTACTTCAATGCTTAGTTCAAGGCTTGGTAATAAAGGTTTTATAGATATAGCTGGAGCCAGACCATTATCAAGAATACCATCTGGTAGTTATACTTTACAGCCTTGGGAACTCACAGTAGAAACAACTAGCATAAATCAAAACTTTAGTCTTGGTTTCATTGGAACTGACATTGATATGAATATAGATTGGGGAGATGGTGTGGTAGAGCGATCTAAATTTGTTTTTTTTCAAAATAACCAGCGTAGAACTATAGGAGCGAGTCATACATACGCCAATGCTGGAACTTATACAGTTAAAATCAAAGGCAATCTTGGAACTGATGGGACGATTTTAGTAAGTGGTACTAACCAAGCTAAAGCAAGACTTAAATCAGTTGGGGTTATACCAATAATCCCCGGTTTATCAAACTTTAGGGAAATGTTCCGAGGATGTACCGGTTTAACAAATCTTCCAGAAAATCTATTTGTAAACTATCCAGATCTAAATAAAAACGTGTTTGATAGCACATTTGCTAGCTGCTCTGGTCTTACATCCATTCCTGCAAATCTATTTAAAAACCAGATTAATCTTGGCAAGTCTGCTTTTTATGCAACGTTTAATAATTGCACGGGCTTAACAAGCATCCCAGAAAATCTATTTAGATATAACACATCTGTTGGATCAGCATCTTTCAATTCTACTTTTTCAGGATGCACATCTTTAAGTAGTATTCCAGCAGACATTTTTAGATATAACACGGGCGTAGATAGCTTATCATTCGTTGGAGTGTTTGATAAAGTAACAATTCCAACATCTACATATAATGGCATATTGGCATCATTAAATACATATCTTGGATCAAAAACTGGTATGAAATTTAATGCTGGTAATTCAAAAAGTAGCGGAAGCGGAACTACCGCTAGAGACGCCTTGGTATCAAACAGGTGGACAATTCTAGATGGTTCAGACTTGGTGTTACATTTAGATTCACAAAACTCAAATAGCTATGCAGGGTCTGGCATAGTGTGGAATGACCTCAGTGGATTCAACAACAACGCCAAGCTAATTAATGGTGCATACTATAATGGTCAACACATGATATTCGATGGCAGCAATGATTATGCAGAAGTTTTACACAATGCTTACCTTAATGACTGCTTGAATTCAAATTTTACATTTGATATATGGGTATTTATGAATAATCCACAAATAAGACCGTTTGGTAAAATTATTTCTAAAGGGGGATATTTTGCTCCCGGTTTTAATGGTATCAGCTTGGCAACAAATAACAGTGTTGTTTCAGCATTTTGGCAATACAGAACTTCAACCGGTTCAGTTTCTACGCTGCTTGGAACAAGCTTGACTTCTAATGGTTGGACCAACCTTGTTTACACAAGATCAAATGGCGTGTTGTCGCTATATAAAAACGGACAATTTGTTAGTTCCGTCAATAATACGTATGATTTAAGATCTAACTATAACTTGAGAATAGGATCAAATTATCAACCCGACAATCAATCAAAACAAAAAGTTGCAGTTTTAAAACAATATAGAACAAGTCTTACATCATCAGAAATATTGGCAAACTATAATGCGCTCTCAAGCAGATTCGTGTAATCTAGTTTGCGGTTGCTGTGGTATGCTAGTATAATACTTAAAGGAGTCCCAAAATGGCAGTAACAACAGTCGATGTGGTCACTAATGTAGTGCCAAGTAATGAAACAATTAAAAACGCAACAACTGTAGTCAATTGCTACAGAACGGGCGCATATAATATATCTGATGCAACATATCAAAAATCCGTAACATACAACGCTATGGAAACAAAGTACACATCTAGGTTTGATGATCTTGGATTTTATAACTCTGTAGACGGCGGGAACCCATGAAATATTTAATGTGTTTGCTTTTATTGGTCGCTTTAACAGGATGTGCCGCAACAAACTGTTGTTATCTGCCAACAGCGGATATCACAGAAATGTACGCTCAATATATTGACGAATGGAAGAGTCAAGCAAAAACTGCATTCGAAGAAGCTGAAACAAAAGTCTTCGTGGTTGCTCCAAAACCAGACGTTGTTGTGGGGCCAGACGAAGATCCAGCTAAATGCGTATGCAAAGGAACTGGAGTAATTATACATGGAGATGGACATAAAACACCATGCCCATTCCATAGCAAAAGTACTTCAAAAACAAAATCGGTATTAGAATCAAAAGGCTTGATAATTCAACAATCAAATTAGTTACTGGAGAAAAAGATGCAAATTGAAACTATTCTAAAGATAGCGGCTCTATCTATTGGCGCTCTTATTATTTTGTCAAACTTTGTGCGTGTTGATAGCTTGCTAGCTAGAATACTACCAAAGAAAAAGGTAAAGCCACTAGCAGAAGTCACAGTGGACACCAAAGAAGATGAAAAATTTCTACACATCATCAACTTGTGGTATCAACTAAAAGATAATTGTCACTCATACGGTTTACAACTAGCCGTTGAAAAACTTGACGAAGTATTCCCACTGCTAAATAAGGCTGAGGAGAAAACAAATGGCTAAAAACGCTATCGCCGTGCTGTTAATTATGTACGGCATATTTGGTAATAGTTTATTTACTCCAAATAAGCCAGTTGTTCCAACGCCACCATCACCGCCACCAATATCAATTCTGAACATTGACAAGCCAACCGATGCGGTTTTGTCTAAGGTGCAGAAGTTTTCAGATGTAGTTACAGACCCAACAGATAGAGCTAAGTTAGCTATATTTAATCATCAGTTTGCCAAGAATGTCCTTGGTTATGAAGCGCACTTACAACAAGTTAATGACGTTTATACCTTGGCTGGTAAAAGCTTTTTCAAAGATTCTATGCGTGGCAAGTATAAAGAATTGCCCGACATGATCATTGGACTAATTCAAGATACCACCACAGACGAAAACCACGTTCTAACATCAAGTGAAAAAAACCAAATTAGTGAAAACTTTATGGGAGTTGCTTGGGTTCTTATTCAGAAAAAGTAATTATGACACAAGTTGCACTAGTATGTATTGCTAAAAATGAAGATAAGTACATAGATGAATGGATACGTTACAATTTCAAGCTCGGATTTAACAGTATCTATATTTATGCGAATGATTGGGAATTTTCTTACGACCACCCAAATGTAACAACATTCCGCATATCTGGAATCCAACAGCAAGTCCCAGCATACAACCATTTTATTGACCAATTTAATTGGAAGTATGATTGGGCTGCTTTTTTTGATGTTGACGAATTTCTAGTTTTGAAAAAGCACAAAAATATTCAAGAGCTTTTATCAGACTATACTGACCACCCCGCATTGGGAATCAATTGGTATTTTTTTGGCAGTAATGGTCACGAAAAAATATCTGATGACCACTCCGTAATAAATAGATTTACCAAAAGGCAAAGTGTACCAAATAAACACATCAAAACAATAGCAAAACTACCATGCTCACACATGGTCGATGTTCATAATTTAATGCACTGCGATTGGGTTGATACGAATAAAAACCCACACCGTGGCCCGTTTAATGAAGACTTGGTTGTAGATGTTGCCCACATCAATCATTATTTTACAAAAAGCAAAGAAGAATTCACACACAAGGTAAATCGCGGAAGAGCGGACACAAACTATAAACGAGACATGTCTGAATATGATGACGAAAAAAACTGGAATGAAGTAGAAGATTTAAGTGCGTATAATTTTTACCACAACTTATAGGTGTTATTATGATAGATCTTACTCAAATAGAAACAATGTTGAATAGCATATTCAATGATGGATTTGATCTTAACGGAACAAAGGTTGCTTGCAAGTCGCCAGCACAAATTACTGTTAGCTCAGTTGATGCTGACTATATCACAATAGATTTTAACAACAATTTACCAAGAGCAACAGTTAAAAAGATTATTTCATTAAGCTTAGACATTGAGGGTGTAATATTTAAGAAAGACTCTGGAACAATAAGACTAAGGCATTTTCCAGATATCAACTTTGATTATGTCAAAGAAAGCAAAGCGGTAGGGGCTTACGAGATTGATAGTGTTGATTTTGCAGATATTGAGGCAGAAATAGGCCAGCAGTACGATGACGAGAACAGAAAAAAGTTAGCAGACAAGTGCTTGCAATACGCTAAAGAATGGGCTACAATAGCTAACTACGGAGGCGTCTCTTTCAAGGATTGCAATTTTGCTGAACAGCAAAGCATGAAGAGACAGTGCCAAAGCTTCGTCAAAGAAAGCTTAATGAACGATGAAGAGATAAAGTATGGATCTATAATTCTCACGTTCATATTGCTTCAAATCATATTGCCAATTATTATCAAATGGATTGTTGAAAGAGTTTTCAAAAGACTCTTTAATTGAACATAATACAAGTCACCCCTGAAATACTACAAGGAAAATATTCATGCGCGTAACCAAGAGGAATGGTAATTCAGAGCATTATAACGTAGAAAAGATACACAAGGTTGTAGAGTGGGCGATAAAGGATATAAACAACGTATCTCTTTCTAATATAGAAATGAATGCTAACCTTTCTCTTCATGACGGCATAACGACTAAAGAAATACATCAGATCTTAATCAAGTCGGCTAATGATCTAACGTCAACGTCGCACCCCAACTATCAATATGTTGCATCTAGATTGCTAAATATGTCTCTCAGAAAAGATTTGTGGGAGAGGTATGACAGCCCACCATCTTTGACTAAGCATATTAAGTCAAACATTGATAAGGGTGTATATGACCCAGCTTTATTTGAAAAATGGTCAAAGGAAGATATCAAAGAGATAGAATCCTGCATCGATCACGACAGAGATTATCTATATACATATGCTGGTTTGCAGCAAATGATAGATAAGTATTTGGTAAAGAATAGGGCAACGGGAGAGATGTATGAAACTCCACAGTTTGCCTACATGGCTATAGCTATGGCCTTATTTAATGTAGTTGATGAAGTAAAGGATGCCTATGAGTGCTTCTCTACATTTAAAATCAATCTACCAACCCCAATCATGGCTGGAGTCAGAACTAAAATCAAACAATTTGCCAGTTGCGTACTGGTTGATGTTGATGACGATCTAGCCTCTATCTTCTCAAGCGTACATGCCGTTGGTAAATATACGGCCCGCCGTGCCGGAATAGGATTAAACATTGGTCGCATTCGTCCAATTAATTCAAGTATTCGTGGTGGCGAGGTTATTCATACTGGTATAATTCCTTATCTCAAAATCTTTGAATCAACCGTTAAGGCCACAAGTCAGAATGGCATACGTGGCGGCTCTGCTACAGTGCATGTGCCATTTTGGCATTATGAGATTGAAGACATCGTTTGCTTAAAGAATAATGCTGGAACTGACGATAACAGAGTAAGGAAACTAGATTATTCAGTTCAATTCTGTAAGCTTTTTTATGAACGACTAATTAAAAACGAAGACATTACTCTGTTTAGTCCAGACGAGGCAGAGGGTCTATATGAAGTTTTCGGAAACAATGAACAATTCAACAAGCTATACGAGAAATACGAAAAGTCTCGCAATTTGAAGTTCAAGAAAAAAATTAATGCCAGAAAGCTAGCAGAAATCTTTACCAAGGAAAGACTTGAAACTGGCCGCATTTATGTTATGAATATTGATAATGCAAATGAGCATGGGTCTTGGGATGTTCCAGTATACATGAGCAATCTCTGTCAAGAAATTATTCACCCAACAAAGCCCATTTCTTCAATAGAGGATAAAGAGGCAGAGATCGGTATTTGCATTTTGTCAGCACTAAATCTAACAGAACTAGATAATGATGATGATATAGCAAACGCTTGCAGAATAGCGGTTAGAACTCTAGAGTCTGTTATTGATTATCAAGACTATCCGGTAGCCGCAGGAGAGAACTTCACTAAAAACAGAAGATCTTTAGGAATTGGGATCACAAACCTTGCAGGATTTTTAGCTAAGAATAAGCTAAAGTACGACGATCCAGAAACCCTAAAGCTTGTACATTCCACTATGGAGAAAATACAGTGGAATTTGCTCAATGAATCTTGCAGGCTAGCAGCGGAGCTTGGCCCATGCTCAAAATTCAATGAAACAAAATATGCAAATGGTTTACTACCAGTTGATTGGTACAAAAACGCTGTTGACGAACTGGTTAAGCCAGAGTATACTATGGATTGGGAGGGTCTTCGTGCCAGAATTAAACAGTACGGACTAAGACACTCAACGCTGACGGCTATAATGCCCTGTGAGTCCTCTAGCGTCATTCAGAACAGTACAAACGGGGTTGAACCTGTCAGAAGCCTACTTTCCTACAAGAAGGCTAAGAATGGCGTTTTGAAGCAACTGGTGCCAAATTACGCCTCTAGAAAGAACTATTACACTTTGGCTTGGGATATGCGTGACAACAAAGCAATTTTGAATATTTGTGCAATACTGCAAAAATTTGTTGATATGAGCATAAGCGTGAATCTTTACTATAATTATGCACATTTTCCAGAGGGAAATATTCCTCTAAGTGTGTTGATTAAAGATCAGATTTACGGGTATAAATATGGCATAAAGAACTTCTATTACTGCAATACGCCAGATGGAGATGGACAAACTGAAAAATCGTCAGGATGTGAATCTGGCTCATGCTCAATATAAATATAAAGGCAAAACAATGAAAACGATACTAAATAAAAACAATGTAGACTACATGGCCCAGCCGCTATTCCTAGGTGAAGATCTTTCTCTTCAAAGGTACGACAAATTTAAGTATCCTGTTTTCTTTGATCTTTACAAAAAGCAGCTTGAATTTTTCTGGCGACCAGAAGAGATTGAGCTAAAGAAGGATAGAAATGATTTTAAGAATGACGATGTAATGTCAGAAAATGAGAGATTTATCTTTACATCTAATCTGAAATATCAGACTATGATGGATAGTGTAATCTGTCGCGGCGTACCAACTCTACTGGAGCATGTTTCTAATCCAGAGCTAGAAGCCTGTATGAATGTGTGGCAATTTTTTGAGCAAATTCATAGCTATAGCTACACTTATATTATCAAGAATGTGTACAATAATCCAAGCGAAATTTTGGATAGTTGCCTTACTGACAAGGAAATTCTCAAGAGAGCAAATGTGGCAATTAAGGAATATAACGCCCTTAGAGAAATCGGAAATTCTACGACCAAAGACATAAAAAAACAAATATATCTGACGCTAATTAGTGTAAACATATTAGAAGCGGTGCGTTTTTACGTGTCGTTTATATGTGCCTTCGCTTTTGCGGAGAACAAGAAGATGATCGGTAATGCAGATATAATCAAGCTCATTAAACGCGACGAAGCTTTGCATCTATACAATACGCAAGAAATTATTAAGATTTTACGCACGGTGCCAGAAGAGGGCTTCGTCAAAATTGCATCAGAATGCGAAGAAGATGCTGTGAAAATGTTTGAGTCAGCCGCAGCAGAAGAAAAGGCTTGGGCTGAATATCTATTTAAAGATGGCTCCATTATCGGCCTCAACGAAAGAGTAATGTCTGAATACGTTGATTGGCTTTGTATGAGTCGAAGAAAAAACATAGGGTTGCCCTATGATAAAGGTTGCAAAAATCCAATTGCAGGATGGACTGATCCTTGGATGAATAGCGAAGCTGTTCAAGTTGCTCCACAGGAGCATGAGATTACTTCGTATAAAATTGGGGCCAGTAAGAATGATCTTGAGGATACAGACTTTGGAGGATTTGATCTATGAATAACGTTAACGTAAAATTACTTGACGCAACTGCAACAATTCCTACTAAAGCTAATGCCAGTGACGCCGGTTGGGATTTATATTCAACTGTAGATATCGTCATTCCATCCAAACAACGTAATACTGTCAAGACGGGGATAGCACTTGAGATACCAGAACATATGGCTGGTTTAATTTGGCCGCGTTCTGGATTATCTGTAAAAAAAGGGATAGACGTACTAGCTGGAGTAATAGACTCTGGTTATAGAGGAGAAATCATGGTTTGTTTATACAACACTTCTGATGAAGATGTATCAATAAAACGTGGGGATAGAATCGCTCAGATTATATTCCAAGAGGTTCCTTGCGTCATGATGCTTCATCAAGAAGGGCTAGGTTCCTCGCAACGAGGAGACAACGGCTTTGGCAGCAGCGGCACATAATAATACCGGCAGAAATAACAACAAAAAATCTAAAAAAGACAAACAGACACCAAAACCAAATGTATTAGAAGCTAAAACAGAAAACCAAAGAAATTACATCAGATCTATCATAGAGAATGATGTAACTTTTTGCACCGGACCATCCGGTACTGGAAAATCTTTTATTGCTGCTGGCATTGCGGCGTCTAAACTGCTAAAGGACGAAGTTGATACAATTATAGTAACTAGACCTCTAGTTTGCACAGGTAAAGACATAGGATCATTACCCGGAGAATTGAATGATAAAATCAAACCATATCTTGCCCCTATGGAAGAAAATCTCAAATATTTCTTAGGTAGAGATAAATTTGGTTTGTATTTTAACACCAGAAGAATAAGATTTGAACCTCTTGAAACCATGAGAGGGGCAACGTTCCATAATTCTTACATGATTCTTGATGAAGCACAAAATTGCACAATGGAACAGATTAAAATGTTTATCACAAGAATGGGCGAACATTCTAAGGTGATAATCAACGGAGATACAAAGCAGACAGACCTATATAGAGATAGTGGTTTATATTACTGCTTAGAGAAACTTAATAATCTCCAAGGTGTTGGTATTTGCTCTTTGGGCTATAATGACATACAGAGAAACGGTATTCTTGGAAGGATTTTGAACGCCCTAGAATCATAGGAATTTTATGTTATATGATTATGTTTGTGCAGAATGTCATCACGAAATGACTGATGTTTACCAATCTATTAAAGACGATGCTCTGGTATCTTGCCCAGAGTGTGGTCAAAATGCTCTACAGAGGGTAGTATATGGTGGACTCGGAGCTTTTGTGAAGGACATAAAGACCATCGGACAGCTAGCGGACAGCAATTGGAATAAGCTAGGACATTACAGGCGGTCTGAAGAAGAAGAAACAGCCAAACAGAAAAGGCAGGAGCAGGAAGGTTCTTCTGTCTTTTCTGCGTTTGGTTCTGCTTCTAAAAAAGATATTGTCAAAATGACTCCAGAGCAACAAAAGAAATATATCATCACAGGTGAAAAATGAAGTTTGTAGAATCATTCTCAAAAGAAGATTTTGTATTGAAGTCCAACGAAGAGCTTTTTAATAAGCTTGGTGAAACACCATCTGGCGAAAAGGATAGAGTGTTTGCGAAGTTTACCAAGGTTGAACTTGGAAATGGCGATGTGCAAAAGAAGTATTTCATTACAACCTATAATAATATTCCATATGACCCATCTGGAATTGATAGTCATAGAGAATCAACACTAGATCTAAAACTTAAGAGCGTATCTCAGAAAACATTTGATGTATATGTTCTATACCTAAAGACCAAAAATCCAATCCACATGACAAAAGCTCAAAGGAATTTTATCAATGGTTAAAAAAGGACCGATAGGAAAAGTAGAATCTTTCTACATAGAACAGAACTATAAGAACATGGAAATTGCAGAGATTGCAACAGACTTGAATAGACCAATTACTTCTGTTGAGAACTATATTAAGAAACATATCGTCAAGGCAACACAAACATCAGCAACACCGTCTGGATTAAAGGCTGGTGATCAGTTTGTGAGAAAAGACGGTATAACTATTATGACAGAAAATGCGTCTACACTTGGAGATGTTAAGAAACCACGTTCATTAAAAAATAGCACTTGCATCACAAAAATTAAACCATGAGCTATATATTTGGAATTGATAATTGGCGTAAGCATTATGCCACATGTGATGACACAAAGAAAATCTGGATAGTTGTAGAAACGTCAGACAATGTTTCTGCATATCTAGAAAAGTATGATCAGTGGCTCACTTTTAAAGATTATTGCAAGACCAACAACCTAAAAATCAATAGCGTTGGGTTGCAATATCGATCAAACGTTGTTACAACTGATACGAAGAACGCAGATGCCGTTTATGTTATACGATCTGTAAAAGGGCAAATGGGCGGCACAAGCCGCGATTGCTATACAATTGGCGTAATAAACGGCGATACCGCTAAAAAGACGATGTGGTTGACTCCAGAATTAATTGAAGACAGTTCTTACGAAGACGATCTACAAAGTTGCTTTGAGGAAGCGTTGATTTACAATGACAGAAGAACAGAAAAGACCAGAGCTATTTAACCACGACTATCAGAAGCAGTGGTCTGAAACCCACAAGTACAAGCATATCCACACTGGAGAACACTGTACTTTTGAGGCTTATGTTGCCGAATACATAGTTATTCGCAGATCAGAGAAGTTGAATCTTGGAAAGCCATCATATAAATTTTGGACCAAGGGAGATCCTCTTCATTGGATCTGGAAGAAGCAGCACGGGGCAGCATTGCAGCTTAAGAAAAAATATAGCGAAGAAGCCATATTGGCAGCTATAAAATCAAAAGAGTTTGACAGCCTACTTGTGCTTGGAATCCAAAATGGCAGAGGCTACAAAATTAACCCCCTTGCGGAAAAGGTTGTAGCCCTGTATCATAGGAAGATAGAGGAAGCTAAGAACCAAACAGTGGTAAACTACGATGTTGAACCGCCACCAAAAGAAGAAGTTCAGACCAGAAAAACACAATCATACTCTAAGAAGAAAACAACTATTAATCAATTGAGGAATCTATGAGCAAAGTCAAAAAGGCAAGCAAGTTTACAACGGATTTGGTAAGCAACAATATTGTTAATAAGTATGGCGATGTTGTTAGGAGTGGTACGGAGGTTTTAGAGAACATCAATAATCTTAATGTGATTGGAGTATCTCCAGCATTAGATATTGCCTTGGGTGGCGGTCTACGCGAAGGCTCTGTGGTTGTAATGACGGGAGATCCAAAGAGTGGCAAAACAACTACCGCCCTTCATTTTGCAGCAAAGTGCCAACAAAAGAGCAAGAGGGTTATCTACGTTAACACAGAGGGTAGACTGTCTAAACAAAACTTTGTTGGTATTAAGGGATTAAACTCCGACAATATTCTCATTATTGAATCAACAGATGAAAGAGTTTTGTCGGCAGAAGACTTCCTCAATATCATTGAAAGCTATATTAACAATGATCCCGGCTGCTTGATTATAGCCGACTCTTTATCTAATATGGTTCCAGCGGTTGAGCTTGAGGGCGAAGTGCGAACTGGCGTTAGAAACGCTCTGCCGCGTCTGCTATCAATGTTCTTTAAAAGAATCAGTGGAACGCTCATGAAGAATAAAACCATTCTTGTTTGCATTACGCATAATATTGCTAATACTGGCGGCTCTCCCTATGCCCCACAAAAGATGGCAGACTGTGGAAACATGTTGCAATATCAAGCTGGAACAAATATGGTAATTACTCACAGGGGTAAGTGGCAAGTTCCTAAAGATACAGGCCCACACGTTGGACAGATTGCAAATTGGTCTATTAAGACTTCGTGTGCTGGTGGCCGACCAAATAGCACAGCGGAAAGCTGGATTAAGTATGGCATTGGAATTGACGAAGTTCAAGAGATTATCCACATTGCTTGTGAATTTAGATTGATCAAGGCCGCTGGAGCATGGTATACTATTCAGTGTGCCGTTGATGACTTAAGCAATACTATGGTTAATGAAATCTTGGAAGAAAACAAGGTTCAGAAGACTCCAGAAGATATTGAAAGATTCTTCAAGTTCCAAGGCGTAAATGCCGTTGCCGACTTCTTAAATGGTAATCCCAAGATGGCATCCTTTGTTTATGAAAAGATTAAGGAGTTGCATTGAAAGTTAAAGGCATAAATGGGAAAGAGTACGTTTGGAATCTTACTAAGTACGATATATTTTATGACGATACTCGCAAGAGATCTAAATATCATCTTCGTGCCAGAAGTTTACTGAAAGAAATTTTCCATAGCTATAGAATACTTGAGGAAGTAAAGCTACCGGGAAGTACTGCTCTGAATAGAAAATCCGTTCTCTACCTTGACTTCTACATTCCGTCGATTAAGATGGCATTTGAAGTTCACGGCGAACAGCATTATGAATACTGTCCATTTTTTCACAAGAGCAAGGCAGATTTCCTAAAGGCAAAAGCCCGCGACGAAGATAAAATAGAGTGGTGCCGAATCAACGATATACAAATCATAGTACTACATTTTAAGGAAAACGACGATGAGTGGCGAAAACACATTAAAGGCATCTGAAAAGCTATCAGAACATTTAAATCTAATTAACGCATATATTGATCTTGGTAATACAAAATTCTCCTCATTTAGAGAAGAGTATTTGCTAGTTGCTAATCTTTCGTCTGATGAACTTAAAAAGTTAACTCAACAGGAAACGTTTGATACAGCATATTTATTGTATGGTTATGCAACCTACATACAGGATGAAATAAATAAAAATAAGATCGCTCTTAACTGGTGTAATGATCAATTGGAAAAACTTGTCGTTGCTCATAATGATGAATTCGGCCAGTATACCAAGCACGAAGTTAAGAGGCAGATCATAATCAAAGACAATAACTATGCGGCATCCGTAGATAAAATGCGTGAAGTTGCAGAAGCCAGACTTCAAGCATTAGATGGCAAAGTTTATGAACTGAAACGCAAGGCTGACATTCTATTAGAAAAAGCTAAGAGGTCATGATGGACTTAAATAATTTTCTCAATTCTCTTACGGATGAGCAAAAGCTACAATTGGCTAATGCTCTAATAAGCTCAACTCCTGAAGCTAAAAAGCCAGAGAGTAAAGTGGAAGAATTCACAGTTAAAACAACACAGTCACCCAAAAAGCCTGCCTCTGTTGGGGAAGACTTCATTGTTAAAAAGGCAGAATCACATCCAGCTAGGAGAAAAGAATCCGTGAAAGCCAAAAGAAACCAGTGGGAAGACACTGGAGAGTTTAAAGACATACACACCCCAGAGGTTGAGCGAACCCCTCGACGCAGAGAAGCTCCGCGTAAAGAGGATGTAGAATGTCACGTTTGTGGAAAGTCATTTAAGATTGATCCACGTTTTAGCTATGGCGAATACTATCGATGCAACAGGTGTACAGGTAAAAAATAATGGAAGATAAACTAGTAGATATCGGTGCCGAAAGAGCGGTGCTAGCTGGACTATTGCAGCATGGCATTGATGGCTACGTTACAGTTGCTGACCTTATTAGCAGTGAAACGTTTGGTAATTCCAACAATCAAGTTCTGTTTAAGTGTATAGAAAAGATTATTGGTAATGATCAAACCGTTGACATTGCTTCAATATTATCATCAGCAAACCAGTTGGGTTTCTCAGACATAATTAATACCAACCAAGAGTTGAAGTATATAAAGTCACTCTTTGATTTCCCGGTGAATAAAGAGAATATTCTTAGCTTTGCTGTTCAGATGAAAAAGTTTGAATTTGCAAGAAAGATTAAGAAGCTTACATCTAAAGTCCACAAAGATATTGATGATGTTACTGGCTCAGAAACCATCAATGAAATCATACAGATCCTAGAGAATCCAGTAACAGATTTTCTAAGAGAAGACGATGGCGGCGACGTTCCTCAAAAAATAGGAAGCGGAGTTGGCGACTATGTGCAATTCTTGGGCGAAAATAAATGTGACATTATTGGTATTCCAACAGGGTTCGCAAAGTACGACCAAGCAATTGGTGGCGGTCTTAGAAGAAAATGCGTTGACCTTGTTTCTGCAAGACCAAAGGTTGGTAAATCAGTATTCGCTGACAATGTGGCTTTAAATGTGTCTTCCCTAAACATTCCAGTTCTTGTATTAGATACTGAAATGTCTAAGGAAGATCATCTCAATAGACTAATAGCAAACATTAGTGGCGTTCCAATAAATGATATTGCTACTGGCAGATTTGTGGATGATGAAGAAAAGCACGAAAAGGTTCTAGACGCAGTAAAGAAGCTAGAGTCAATTCCTTATAGCTATATCAGCGTTGCCGGTAAGCCATTTGAACAGATACTAAATCTTATTAAACGATGGATAGTTCAGGAAGTTAAGTACGATGATACTGGTAAAACAAATGATTGTCTTGT